GAACTTCGGCGACATCACAGAAATGCAGCGCCAACTTGATATCGCTATTGCAAATGGAACTGTATCCAGCGTTGCTGTTGATAAAGAAGGAAAGCCAATAATTAACAAAGATGGCACTCCAAAGCAATCAATGGCAGATGTATACCAAAAAGAAATTGACACATTAAGCCTTCTTTTGAATATGGAAAAGGCAAAAGATTATTCAAAACTTGAACATTTACATCCAATTCAGAAAAAAATTGTTCTTGAAGCAATTGGTAAAAAAGGTGGCGACAAGGAATTCAAGGGCGGCACAAAATCCACATACTTTGGACGCGGCGGTGGCGTAACACGCACAGCGGCAGATGTGACAGCAGCGGCAGAAGCAGCAAAAGATAAGAAGAAGGGCGATGCTGGAACAATCAAGTTCCGTCAGCGTATTCTTCGTGTTAACCCTGAGCGTGCAAGAAGGCGCGAACTACGGAAAAACCGAGTTAAAAACAAGCCTGGACGACGAGGAGAAATCCTTGACCCAACGCTTGCGGCAAAGCAGAAGAAGTTGCGTGCACAAGCACGCATCCGTGGAATCAAGAGCAAGTTCAAGGGCAAGCGCGATGCAGCAAAACTCACGAAGCAAGTTGAAGGACAGAGAGCAGAACTGCATCCGTTGACATTCAATCAAGACGGAAGCATCACGATGACCCCAGCGTTCCCAGACATGCTCGCATTCTTGTCTGGCTCACTGCATGCAAATAAGAGGAAGGGCGAAAAAGCCGAACAGCGAGTGTTTGACAGACTCCTTGCCGACCTTTGGGAAAACACTGGTTTTGCGCAAAAACCGATTCTTATCAGGCCAGAAGAAATTGATGAACTCATCAAGGCTGGATGGCAGCCAATTGTTCGCGGAACTGGTGGAGAAAAAGTAAACAGTGAAGGCTATGTTGAGCAGTTCTTGACATCTGAAGGACGATTCATTCCTGGTCAAGGTGCGCGTGCTTACGGAGTTGGAGAGTACTTCACATTCCCAGGAGAGTCGCGATGGGACAGTGGTTACACTGGAGGAGAGAATGCAAGGCACACAATCCTTGCGCTAGTTCCTCCTACGGCGAATATTGTTTCGCAAATGGAACTAAGCAGTGAAGTAAGTAAACTCAAGCAGCACCTAGATAAAATCAGCGCACGAGTTGGTGAGGTTGGTGGACGAGATGCTGCTGCAGCAATGTCAACTCCAGAACTTGTTAAAGAATTACGCGAGGCTGTTGGCGATATGTCCGACGATACACGAGCATCACAGGTAATCAAGGGCATGATTGACATGCTTGAGGAAAAAGACAACGCTGGAGAAGATACGGCTCAGTTGCGAGGTCAAATCACTGACGGTCTTGACTACATGAAGCGAATTGTTGACCATAATGACATCGGACATGTTGCCCCAATGCTTGGAGTTGACGGCCATGAACCAGGTTCTGATTCTGGTGTGTTCTTGCTTCATAACCGAGGTGCTGTTGCCGCTGTCCAGCGTCCACTCACCCGTAAAGAAGGAAAAGAACTTGGACAGTTCAAGAAGTCAATCTGGAAGTCGTGGGGACGAGACAAAGTAACAAGCCCTATGCCAGAGTCTGCTCCTGCTGCACCAAAGGCACCAAAGGCACCAAAGGCACCGAAAACAAGTAAGCCAGCAACGACAAACGCATACAGCAAAGTTGATGTGAGCGGGTGGAAAAAAATTGGTGGACAGAGAGGCTCAAACCCTGGTGGAACATTTACTGACTCTGCTGGTGTTGAGCACTACATAAAGACGCCGAGCACTCCGCTTCATGCAGAAAACGAAAGTCTTGCGTCAACGCTCTACAACATGCTTGGTGTAAACGCCGCCGATGTTCAAGTTGGAGACGACAACGGACAGGTTAAGACTGTTTCAAAAAGCGTTCAAGGTGCACGGTCTGCGACATCTAGCGATAAGAACCAAATGCAAAGCGCGTTTGTTGCTGACGCATGGCTAGGCAACTGGGACGCTGTTTTGAATGACAACACGCTTATTGACTCGTCTGGAAAACCAGTAAAGATTGATGTCGGTGGTGTCAAGGCGATTCTTACCGATTCTGCGCAAGCCGCAAAACTTGCTGATACCCTTATTGCTCGTCGCCAAGACCTTATTAACAGGTATGGCTGAGGAAATAGGAGGTAGTTATCATGAAGAATCTTTCTGAAGGCGTAAAAGCACACATGGCATACGCGGAGATGCGTGACGAAATGGTTGAACTCAAGGCGTACCCACCATTTAGCACCATGCCAAAAGACCCAAACGGCGATTTGGTGTTTCCGAGGATGAGTGCCATTGGGGAAAAATTTGACGCAGCAATCAGGAAAGAAATGGACCGCATTCATTCGCTCTCCAAAGATGCAGAAACAGAAAAAGATTTAACCCCAGAAATGTTTTCGCGTCCATTCTCAACACTGTCAATTGAGTTTGCTGACGACCTGGAAGAGGCAAGACTTTACAAAAAGCGCTACAACGACCCAGTCGTTGCGCTTGAGGCTGCACAAGAAATTTACAAGGAGCCAGAAACCGAGCCAAAAAAGTAGGTTTAGGTAATGGCTGATGTAGAAAAATCAGAAACAAACAGCAAAGCGTTTGCTCTTCGTATTGCGCAGAATATTGGTTGTACTGGCGCGCATAAAAAAGACGGCAAGTGGATGCCATGTTCAACCATGGAAGAATTGCGGGAAATCTCCGCAAGTGCTGAACCAAAAAAGAAAACTGCGCTAGTAGAGGTTGAAGAAAGATTCAAAAGGCGAAGCCGAAAAGGCAAGAAGCGCCAATGGGAGAATCTTGGGCAAAGAGGGGTCGCTGGAATTGACGCGATGGAGAACGGCGGAATTGTTTCTGCCCCAATAGTTTCCGTTAAAGCAGGAATACCAGGTCTTGCGCCAAGAGACAGCGATGATGATGTCTATACCGAAATTGAATCTGCAAGAAAGCGCTCTGTTCGCTTGGGCTGCATTGGCGTAAGACGGCTTGTTTCACAAAGTGGGCGAACGGTATGGATGCCGTGCACAACCAACACCGATTACGCAAGACTTGCTGGAACCACAGCCCTTGGCAGAAGACATCAGCGTCAAGCAGCAAACTTGGCAATTAGAAAGATTGTTAGCGAGCAACTCAAGAACCCTCGTCGCAAAAAATCTTTGTTTGACGAAATGTACGAAGAAAAAGGATTGGGTCGCTCAATCGGTCGCGCTGTTGGCTCTGGCTCAAGGCGAGGAAAAATCCGTCGTGCCATTGAGGTCATTGACGGAATACTTGACCCACGACTAAGGCGAGATGTTGACGGAGACGGATTCATCTTTGACGGAACATCAAGAGAAATGCCAGACCCAACTCGCGCAATTCCAGATACTGGCGAAGGACTCACATCAATGCGCCGTTCGGAAAACAGACTTTCTGATTACCGCGATAGAGGCGTAGAGGCTTACGACCCAACAAAGCCAAAGAAACCAAGCAAGCCAACAAGAGTTAATCCATCTGATATTTCTGTTGGCGGAAACTTGAAAGCAAGAGAAATCTTGCTTTCCGACAGACTGCGCAATAGAAGCCGACAGGACCAGGCAACCATGCTTGGTATTTCTGTTGATGTTATTGAGCAGATGGAAAAACCAGACGCAACAATTGACCCATACGCAGCAGACAGACTCGCTGATGCGCTGAACCTTCACCCAACTGCAATTTGGGGCGATGATTGGCTAAAGCCAGATGTGACTGAAGAAGCCACTCCGAAAAGAACACGGAAAATGCGCGAACTTGATGACAGGGATAGACAAATCCTCAAAATGCGTGATGAAGGTAAGACGCTTGACGAAATAGGAAAAGAATTAGGGATTACAAAAACTCGCGTAAACCAACTACTCAAACGAGCAATTGAATCAAACTCGCGCGAATTTGATAAGGGCTCAAGGAAGCCAAATACAATTCCAACTAGAGTTGCAAAATCATCTGGAATGGTTAAGCGTGACGCTACTGGAAAAGTAATTATTGAAAAAGATGTGCGAAAAGAAGTTTTTGACAAGACTGTTGAAAGTCTCAAAAAACTAGGAATGACAGAAGATGAAATCAACATTCTTCTTGGCGGAAAACGAGAAGCAAATGTAACTCCTGAGTCAGCAAACGCCCCATCGGTATTAATGCTTGACAACCAAATGACTGGTCTAAGAAGCGCTCGCAAGAAGAGCATCCCACCATCTGAATGGCCAGAGAGCGAAAAGAAGCATTACCTCAACTGGGCGAATGCACGACCAAGTTTCGTTGTTCCCTACAGCCTTGTCGTCAAGTACAACAAAGACAAGTTTTTGTCCGATAAGGACTGGAGACTTTTGAAGCAGTTTTACGACCGCTACGGTGCAAACTCTCGTTCACGGAATGTGACCCCAATGGGTCTCCGTTCAACATCAACATACACTGGGACACCAAATGTTGGTGCGAAAAGAATGGGACAAATCATTCTTGGCCGCGTGCAATCTAAGTTCAAGGGCGAAAGACCAGGACAGCGTAAACATCACGCAATTATTGGTGCTCCAGGAATGGGCAAGACGAGCCTTTACGACTTCCTTTCGCGAACAGCGATAATCCCTGGCGACTCAGAAGCGGCCCATATTGACCCAGACTTCGTGAAACAAGGAATGGAAGGGTACAACGGAGGCGCTGGTGCTGGAAACATCCACAGAGAATCGGCAATGGCGGCAATGCACATTTACAGGGATGCCGTGAAAGAACAGATGGACATTGTGACCGAGGGGACTGGCAAACGCCTTATGGACTACCTCAATCTGGCTAAAGGGTACGAAATGGTTGGGCATGCGGCATGGATTCCTCCGTCTGGTGCAAAAGAAAGAATTCGTAAACGAAAACTGGAAGATGGGCGAGAAATAGCCGAATATATCGTTGACCATATCGCCGATGTTTCATATGACCTGGTCGCTCGCCACCTACGAAACGGTGAAATGAGCAGTTTTTACCTCTGGGATACCGATGTTCCAAAAGGTGCTGCACCAAAACTGATTGCAAAGGTGGAGGGCGGCGTTTTCGTTGTCAACGATGAAGACAAATTCAAATCCTGGTCAACTGGTGGTCGCGGTGGCTCAAATGGAGACAAAAATCTGTCCTACTTCAAGAAGAAATACGCTAAATCACAATAAGCCATTTACACACAGTAGTTTGTGTAATAAAGTATTAGTTCCACTGAAGCATCATGAAACTCGGTTACTCTAGATAACTAAGGGCTGGGTGCTTACCTGAGCCGTAAGTAAAAACAATCCATCCTCAATCTCTAAGGAAAAAAATCATGTCAGAAGACAAGGCAAGACTCAGCGAACTGCAAAGTGCACTTCGCGCAAAGATGGCAGACAATAAGACCATCGCAGACTCGTTCAAAATTGAAGACGGCAATGTCGTTGTTTCCAGCGCACAGAAGACCGCATTTGACAAGAACATGCAAGACATCAAGGAAATCAAGAGCCTCATCTCTGGCCTTGAGCAAATGAGCGAAGTTGACTCATGGGGCTCACAGGCAAGTGGTGAATCAGTTGCAGCAGCAGTAGCAGCAGGTTCGGCATTTTCACACAGCCTCCGCAGCGAGACAATCGGCGAAGCATTCTTGAACTCATCCGAATTCAAGTCGCTCGCAAATGGTCGCAACGGTGCAAACATGCCATCACCTTTCCAGTACGGCGGAAGCCTTGCTGGTGTTAGCGGTTTTGGTGTTAAGGATGCTTACACGGCAATGCCAAGCGGCTTCCCAACACAGTTCGGAACCGTGCAGCGTGACCCAATCGTCATTCAACCAAAGCGCACCAAGCGTGTTCGCGATTTGTTCCCAACTCGCACCACGACTGCTGCAATCATTGAATACTTCCGTATGACTGGTTTCACCAACAACGCGGCAGCAGTTGCAGAGCGCAACGCAGGCAACACTGCATTCGCAGCGAAGCCACAATCCAGCATGTCGTTTGAGGGTGTACAGACTTCGGTCAAGACCCTTGCACACTGGGAAGCAGCACACCGCAATGTTCTCGCTGATGAGCCACAACTGCGCTCAATCATTGACAACGAGTTGATGTACGGCCTCCGCTTGCAGGAAGATGCACAAATCCTCAATGGTGACGGAACTGGCGAAAACCTTCTTGGTGTTCTTCAGACTCCTGGAATCCAGACCTACAACTGGTCAGATGGTGCCTACTCGGCAACTGCTGGTCTCAGCGACTCAAAGGCTGACGCAATCCGTCGTGCCGCAACCCTTTCGTTCTTGGCTTACTACGAGCCATCGGGCGTCGTGTTGCACCCGAACGACTGGGAAGACCTTGAGTTGACCAAGGACGGAAATGGCCAGTACCTCATCGCAGTTTCAGTTGCAATGGGTGGCGAGCCAAAGGTATGGCGTTTGCCAGTCGTAGAGACTCCAGCAATGACCGAAGGCGAAGCACTCGTTGGTTCGTTCGGTCAGGGCGCACAGTTGTACGACCGTGAGCAGGCTTCAATTCGCATCAGCGAACAGCATGCTGACTTCTTCATCCGCAACGCAATTGTGATTCTTGCAGAACAGCGCCTTGCGTTGGCTGTAAAGCGTCCAGAGTCGTTCGTGAAGGTGTCGTTTGACGCAGCACCAAGCGCATAATTAACGCTTAGTTAAGCATTTAGCCCCACGCCTCCAGAAATGGAAAGCGTGGGGCTTTTGCTTTATAGGCATCAAACTGTTTGGTCTATACTTATCTTATGAAAAGCAAAAAGGTTTTTACTGATAAAGAAATACAGTTCATGCGCAACGAACTCGTAATCAACTCTGCGCAAGAGCAAATGGAAGACGCTCATCAACTGGCGGTGTTTGCTTCTGATGGAGAAGAAGATTCAGAAGAAATTTATTTAGCGACTTTGTACCACTATTCGCGTAAAGAGAACCGCAAGGAACTGCAGACCGCAATGAAGCGCCTCTCCAATGGCGGCAACGCTTAAGGTATAGAATTGTAATTATGCCAAACAGGCCGAAAGACGAAGATTTTACAAGCGAGTACGCAAAGTTTGCGCTCAACTCACGCGGAGTACCCGACGACTTTGACACATGGGTGACGGACATAGGCGGAAGAGCGCTAAGAGAAGTATCTAAAAAGAAAAAGAACCGTGAAGGAAGAAGGATGCGCGACAATGGTGACATTTAATCCAGAGTGGGCGGCAAAGAATCCAGAAGAGTTAAAAAAGCGAGTAGCGGCTTTCTACGAACGCCAGCAGGAAGCGGAAGAGCGCAGCATTCAAAAAGCAAAGGCTATTGCAAAGAAATACGGAATTGACGAGCGGGAAATTTTGTAATGTCTGACTTCGGAATACTAAGAGGCACTACCGCAACTGGCGTTGACATGAATGGTCGTCGCAAAAAAGGTACTCGTCGTGCAAAGAACCCACGCGATATAAATAACATCGCGGGCGAATTGGCAAAAGAAAAACAAATTGAATCCTGTTGTGAAGAAAATGAATTCACTGAAGAGGACCTAGAACAAAAAACCGCTCCCTGCTGGGAGGGCTACGAACAAATCGGCATGAAAAAAGGCAAAAATGGGAAAATGGTTCCTAATTGCGTGCCGATTAAAGGAAAATCCGCAAAACCGCTGAGAGACCCAAAGGGCGGATTAGATTGGCGTTGTCTGCAGCCGCATGGGGTGAACCAGTGCCGCAAGACGCATCTGACGCAGCAGCGCTCGCAGCAAAAGGCCGTCGCATGCTTGAGCGATACGAGAACTCAAAAGAAAAGACAGACTCTCGGTTTGAACTTGAACAAAAAACACTCGGACCCACTATTGGCGGTGGCAATCAACAGGATGCCACGAGAGACCATGATGGAGATGGTGTCGTAAACGATGGAACGCAGGACGAAAAACCCGCACCGAGAAAAAATGTTCCCCAGCAAAGAAATCCTAGAAATAGTAGAACACGCCCATCAGACGACTGGAACAGGGCCGAGGACTTGCGTAATGCTAGAAAATCCCCATACAAGCCAGGGTACATCCTCTCCGAAGGCGACGAAGGTGATTTCAATGTATATGACGGAGAGCCGCCAAAAGGGAAACCCTACTTCAGGGAGCACAGGGATGGCAGTCTTTACGAGTTCAGGCCGAACCAGCCACCAAGGAAATTTGGTGTTGGAAAAAACGAAGTGATTTGATTGAATATGCAACGCTTTTGGTATGGAGCAACTGTCCTGGGTGTGATTGACGGTGACACTATTGACCTGATGATTGACTTAGGCTTCAATATTCACCACAAAATACGAGTAAGGCTTTACGGCGTGAACACACCTGAATCACGCACAAAAGATTTGGCTGAAAAGCAGATGGGACTGAAGGCAAAATCCTTTACGAGCGACTGGTTGACTAAGCATAAATGGGTATTCGTAAATACCATCCCAGATAAAAACGATAAATATGGACGAATCCTGGCACGAATCTATACTTCTGACAAAATTGACGACCCGTCAACAGCCTGTCTGAATAATGACATTATTCAGTCTGGGTATGCCCGAGAGTACTTTGGGGTTGGCGACAAGACATGGTCAGAGTTCAAAAACAACTAGTTTCACTATGTTAGAATTGACCTACAAGTTAAAGTCTCAAAACTCAAGGAGCAGAAATGTCCGCAGCAGCACCAACCGTTATTAACCTCCAGGTCCCTGGAACAATCGCAACTTCAAGCGCAGTTGCAATGCGTATGCCATTTGGCGGCCGCCTTGTTGGCGTAACCGCAGCAGTTGGAACCGCACCAGTTGGTTCGGCTCTTACGCTTGATGTCAAGACTGGCTCAACTGTAAAGGCTGCAGTTTCAATCGCAGCAGCAGCAGTTAGCGCAGCAGGAACACTCGTTGCAGCACAAGACATGTTCGCTCAGGGCGATGTTGTTGAAGTTGATGTGACCGCAGTTGGTTCAGGCACCGCAGGTGCAAACCTTGTTGTAACCCTGGTTGTAGACCAGAGCGCAGACCAGAATGGCCAGAACGAGTACGACATTGCTGTACTTCGTGGCGACCATGCAGGTGGCGTACAAGCCTAATTAAATCCTCCTCGGGTTCAAAAGCCGCTGCCGATTAATTTCGGTGGCGGCTTTTGTGTTTGTGGGATAATGGTTGTATGAAAAAAGAATTGCTAGTCAATGTCTCACTTAGAATTCTTGCTACTTTCGCCGCATCTGGTCTTGGCGTTATCGGTGCAGGAACTATCGCTGGTGTTCCAGTACTCAAGGCTGTCTTCATGGCTGGAATTGGAGGGGTTGCGGTAGTGATTGAAGGCCTCTCGCGCGCATTCCTTGAAGATGGAAAACTTTCCACTTCAGAAATCAACGATGTATTCAATAAGGTTGACAGGAAGCCGTCAAAAGAAAAGGCGACTGATGTTCGGTAGCCACGAAAAGTCTGAGTGCCAATGTGTACATTGCAGTTGTGAAACTTGGTGCGTGGGCGATTGTCCTTGCGCCGAATTAATGGGTGCCAGTGCATGCACAAGTCAACACGATTAATCAAACTTCTTCCAATCATGCTGATTGCAATTTCAGCCTGTGGTTATGACGGAAAGTATCGTTACTCATGCCAAGACCCAGAAAATTGGGGAACAAAGGAATGTGAGCCACCAATATGCGAAGTAGATGGAAACTGCACAAAAACTTTGCTTGGATGGGACCCAACAGAAACAACAGTAGAAATAATTCCGACCGAGGAGACGGTAGCGCCATGAAAAACAGACTTACTCCAGCAGAGCTCGATGCTCGCCTTAAATTCGTCGTTGGATGCGTTCTGGCTGGTGTTTTGTGCCTGACAACAATTGGCGTCCTCTACGCTCTCGTATTCGTCACACAGCCAATAGGTGCTCAGGCAGAAAACGACAAAATGTTCTTCAGCGTGCTTTCATCGGTTGCAACATTTATCACCGGAACGCTTGCCGGACTGATGATTTCAACAGGCAGAAATACTGACGATAAAAACGGGAACGGCATTCCAGACGACCAGGAATAGCTGGTAGCCTCTCCACAGGGAGAGACATGCCATACAAAGACCCGGAAAATGCGCGGCAATGGCAGCGCGATAATCAGCATAAGCGCAATACCCGAGCGCGCAAAGATTACGAGCGAGAGCGTAAAAACAAGAAACGCATTGAGTCGTACTCGCTCTTGCCGGAGCCAGAAAGAACACAAAAACTTTTGGCTAACGCTAGACGCAGAGCATACCAGATGAGATGGACTCAGGAAAAGAAGACTAATTATCGCGTCCCCTAGTTCCTGTATCTCGGTGGTATTTTCTTTGTAACCGCCTTATTTGGGATGACCCGATTTTTTGAAATTTATCTAAATGGAACAGACTAACCGCTTTGAAATGATGTGGCACGATGATGGCCACTCGCTGCGCTTAAGGATAAATAAATCAGAACTAGAAATAATGGAGGTCATTTGTCCTGATTTACCGGGCAAAAAGTGCTTTCATGAAGAACATGACTGTGTTGTTAAGTATTTCGTAAATAGGTTTGGAATGGAATGCAACGCCGGAATGTGTCCTGCTGCAGAGGTATTAGACATCTGCTGGACGATACTTGGAAATAAGAGAGACCTTGACGTATGCCAGGTATGGTTCATGCCAAAAACAGACGAACTCTTTTCTGCTTGGCTTATCGCCTCTAGATAGTTTCTAAAACGGGTCGTCCTCGTTTTGCGATTCACCTTTTCCAATCGATGAAATAGCGCCGAAAAACTTTTGAACGTCTTGGTGCTGCAGAATGAGTCTTGTATTCACTTTATAAATATTCTGCCTATTTACTTTTGTTTTTGTTATTAAACCAACAGAAACCAAACTCTTAATCGTTTTGTCTATCATTGTTTCACTCATGTCGAGGTAAACAGATATCGCTCGCTGGGTCATGGTCGGGTCATCAAGTAAAACCACGAGCACTTTCCCAGCAGTGGACAACAGGTCGACAGTATCTTCAGTGTGATATCTAAACACTTTCTTTTTATCAAGCGCTTCCATCACTAACTCGACGGCCCCAGGGCCATCATCAACAGAACTCCCCTTTAGCGCTAGCTCTATCGCTTTCCTAACCTCTTCGGCTCTGCTTTCACTTTTCACCAGAATCACCCGACCAGTGCTTTACCGACAGATAACAAGCATGTAATATCTCAGAGAGCACACAGTTGCCCCAACCAGGTAACACTTGTGTGCTATTGTGAATAGGTGCGAATTCCATATACAAGGGGAGAATAGCAGGAAATTATGGCACTCAAAGACACACTCAGCGCCCTCGCGGCAAAACCAAATGGTCTTGGATACTGTAAATTTGGTGTGATTTTTATTAATCAGGATAAAGACACTCAGTCTGCAATGACGGACGTACTTCGCAGTGGCGCTTCAACGCTTGATATCACAAGAGCATTAAACGCGGATGGCATTTCCATCCGGAGAGAGTTCATCGGAGAAAAGCGCCGATGTTTCAATGACCCAAGCATCATTTGTTGCCTGGGTGAAAAGCGACCAGATTTCCCAACAGAGGAGAAGTGAAATGACGTCCAAGAAAATGCAAAACCTGACAAATCTGGCTACGCAGAAAAAACACGAGTCTGCCCATGCTGCCACGCTGGGGGCGCTTGCAGACATGTTGAAGCGCAAAAACATCAACCTTGACGACATTGGGGAGATTAAAAAGGTTTCTATTTACCAGCAGGTCACCAAGGATGAAATGGGCGAAACCCAGATTCACGACCTAGCTGCAATCAAGTTCTCGCCCAAGTGGGAAACTGGTCCCGAGTGGCCAGTAATGCAGCAAGGGCCATCAATACAACTACAAAAGCCAACGACAAAACCGAAGAAGCCAACCGCCTTCAAGAACTGCGTAATCCTACCTGATATACAGCTTGGTTACTTCAGGAACAAGGCTGGCGTCCTTGAGCCAACCCACGACGAAAAGGCTATTTCTATCGCACTTGCTGTTGTTGCAGACCAGCAACCAGACCTTGTCGTCTTGCTCGGAGACAACTTGGACCTTCCAGAAATGGGCAAGTACATCACCTACCCTGCATACGCACAGACGACTCAGGCAACCATCGACAGGGCAACCACGCTTTGTGCAGAACTACGGAATGCCGCTCCACACGCCAGGATTATTTGGCTCGCTGGAAACCATGAAGAGCGTATGCCGAAGTTCCTCGTTATGAACGCGGCAGCAGCCTATGGCTTGAGACAGGGTGGAGCGCCAGATTCATGGCCAGTTCTCTCGGTCCCATTCCTCTGCAGAATGGATGATTTCAAGATTGAATACCGACCGGGGTACCCGGCCTCTGACTTCTGGGTTAACGAAAAGCTCAGAATTATCCACGGAGACAAAGTCAAGTCATCAGGCTCAACGGCCCACATGTACCTGAATGCCGAAAAAACTTCAGTGATATACGGACATATCCACAGAATCGAGATGGCGTTCAAGACTAGAGAAGACTATGACGGCCCACGAACCATCATGGCCGCTTCCCCTGGATGTCTAGCCAGAATCGATGGGGCCATTCCGTCTACAAAAGGCGGCGTAGACCTCGACGGACGACCGCTAACTCGTTACGAGAATTGGCAACAGGGACTCGCTGTTGTAAAGTATGAAGAGAAAGGTGAGCACAAGTTCACCTACGATAACATCACGATATACGGCGGCTGGGCAATGTACCAGGGCAAGGAATACGACTTCCGATGAGAGACTTCGATGAGTACGACAACGAGATGGACCTTATCCGCCATTCGCTGGATGAACTCGTCAAGATGGGTTTGGTAGAAATCGTAGGAATCACCCCTAACGGAGAGTGGCTGTATGGAACAACCGAACTGGGGAACGAGCTTGCTAGCAAGCCGAGCTTCATTGAGGCTATGAAATCACTTGAAGAAATTTTGGACGACGAGGAATAATTATGACAACACTGGTTGCTATACAGGGTGATGGCTTTGCTTTTGCCTGCGTAGACTCCCAGGTCTCAGATGTCAGCGACGATGGCTACGCAACACAAATCGCCACATTGAGAGAGTCATCTTCCAAGTTGGGGTATAACGGCAGGTATCTACTGGGTGCTGCCGGAGATGTACGAGCAATCAACATTCTTCACCATGCCTTCAACCCACCCGTCGCGCCGCCAAATCTCAAAGGAAAGAAGCTAGACCAGTTCGTTACAGTTAAATTTATCCCAAGCCTCAGAGAATGCTTTGAAGCACAGGGATACGCAAGCGCCGATAACGAAAACAAGACCCATGTTGCCGAACACGGCTCAGTCATCTTTATGGCGATAAACGGAACTATTTACATCATTGACGGAGACTACTCATGGATATCGGACGTCAATGGAATGTACGCGATTGGCAGTGGAGCACAGTATGCGCTAGGGGCGCTGCATGTACTGACACCGAAATCCAAGATGACTATGGCTACAGCCAAGAAAATTGGCATCAAGGCGCTGGCGACAGCAGCCAAGTTCGACCCCTATACTGGCGCTCCATACCATTCCTTTACTAACGGCACAGAGAAGAAGCCAAGAACAACCTAATACCGGGTTAAAAAGCGTGTATATCACGCTGTTTTTCAAACGTTTTTTGACGCTACAGAAAAAGTATTTTGTACTTGAATTTTGTCATTGTATAAACCCTTTTGTAATAAGGGTTCTACACGACAAGCAAGCGCGCCTTATTTCTTAGTTAAATTTATCCGATACTTCTTTGGTCTACTCACCACGCCTAAACGCCATTATCTGAGCATGTGAGAAGCAGTCTTTACCAAATGCCGTAGAACCAAGTATGTTCTGCTTTGTTGCCTTTGGGCGAACCGGCGTACCTTCACTGTCAACCTTGCTTGAAGCCTTTCTCTTTGCGCGACGGTTAGCAGTTGACAACAGGTTATGACAAAGCTTGCACTCTCTTGCTACACGACCGTTTCCTTTGTTGCGCATCCTTACGTTCTCTTCAGTCAGTTCATGACCGCGCTTGCAATGCGTCTTTAGTTCTCGAATTTTTGTCTCAGCCATGAACACACCATACCCCATATCCGAGGTACGAAGCGAACAGTAGGGAAACAAAACGCGCCTTATTTGCCTTCCATGTTTCCAAAGTCCGCATAATGCTCTATGTACTCCTAATAGAGGAAGAGAGACAACAAGCGCCATCATCAGAACAATGGCATTCACATGGGCACTTTCAATTGTGTTTAAATAAACAAGCTTCACAAAAGATAGGCGTAAAATAATGTCCCAACAAAAAAAGGGTAAAAAAAATACCCCAATTAGTTCTTCGTCAGATATACAAAAAAACGACTGGTTTGAACTAGCTGCATGTAGAGGGAAAGGGCAATTAATGTTCCCCAAAGAACATAAGGATATTACCTACATTGCTCAAGCGAGGGCTATCTGTAAAGCCTGTCCGGTGAAGAAGACCTGCCTGGAGTACGCCTTAGAGTTTCCACCTGCAGATATGCATGGGGTATGGGCTGGGTTGACCAGTAGGCAACTAGCTGCAGAGCAGAGAAGAAGAAAGATAAAGCCAATCAGGCCAACATTGGCGCAGATGTGGGGAGACCAATGACTAGGGCGTATGTATGCGGATGCGTCAAGATGCTCCCACTAGATAACCCAATATGCGGTGAGAAGCCAGACCCAGATGACGACTAGTTAACGCGGATGTTGCAGGTCTTACAGAACTGAAACTGTCCAACTTCTTCAAGAACCATATCGCAGGACGTTTTGCCACAAGGAGTCAGGACGTGTTCTCCTCGGATATAGCCAGCAAGAGTCTCTTCGAACGTAGGGAGTTTGAACTGGGCAGGGCCTGGCTCTGGAATACCCCGCTCGTTACGCACAAAGGTTAAAGCACAGTAGACCATTAACTCGTTTACAGAAACCCCTATTGACTC